GTGCTTTCTCTAAGGCGGCGGCTTTGGCTTCCGCATCCTTCTGCTTCTGGAGGATTTCCTTGAAGCGGGGATGATCAAATGCCTGTTCGATGGTGATAAGGTTCTTATCTTTTGTCTCAGTTGAAGGCGGTTTATTGACCTGTTCAAAAAAATCTGAGATCTGTTTCTTCTCGGCGTCTGTGCGTTCCGCCTCGGGCTTCAATAGCAGTGCTTGTAGTTCTTTTTCGGTTAGCATAGTTTCCTTTTCGATATAAATCATCGTCATCGAGACGGTGGAAACAAAAAGAGCCACTCCATAGCAATGCTATGAAATGGCGCTCCTTGTGGGCTACCTAAATATTTAGATTAGCGAGATTGTAAACACAAAGCTTGTTTGTGTCAATACCGATAGTCAATGGTTCTTGTAGCTTTGTGTTTATTGCAAGTTCCACATAAAGGCTGAACATTGTCTATGGTGTTTCTTCCGCCACGGCTGACAGGAACGATGTGGTCTATTTCAAGTTTACAATTCTTGCCACAGCATAGGCATTTATCTTCATATTTCCTACACAAATCCCTCCACTCTTTGACGGTTATCTTCCCACCATTCTTAAGTTCTTTGACGCGCCTGTTTTGGTTGAGTACCTTGATTTTGTCTTGGTTCTCTTGACGATACAAAGCAGATTTTTGTTTTAGTCGATCTTGGTTGGCGATGTAATACTTTCTATGCCTTTCCATTTCGTCATCCCTATTAGCAATTGCACGGGTACGAACAGATTCCTTTTCTTTATCAGAATTGAACCTGTAATACCTAGCACGTTCTGTCTTCCTGCATAATTTGCAGTTTGATGCCAATCCATCCTTATTGTGTTTATTCAAGCCAAACAGGTTTTGCGAGCGAACCTCTTTACACGATGGGCAAAACTTGGTTTCTGTTACAATAGCCATATCGAAGCACCTCCATGCTTTGGTCAAAAGCCCAAACGGTCAGACGTTGTGGGCTTATTGTTTGATTATAGTTTATTCATACGGCCATTGCAATAGATGGGAAAGTTCACAACTATACATCCATTTGATTTAGTTGCTTCTTCTTGAACTCCCTGCGGATTTCAGAAGTGGTAGGGCTGATGGCGAGCTTCAGTTCAATCCCATTGATAATTGAGAGCAGAGCTTCTCGGATGGTCATGAAGAAGTCGCGATGTTTGACGAAGATGTCTTCTGGGTCTTGGGGCATTTACAAACCTCCGTGAATGTACACCCATGACATCAACAGGGACGTGGTGCTTGCGCTGGCTATGGTTGCAATCAGCATCATGCCTTTGTCGGTGTCGGTGAATTTCTTGAGCCAAGTCAGGGACTTGATTGTGAGGCGCATGAACATATTAGACTTCTTTCCTTTGGGAGCGAATTCATCACAGGTGTTCTTCACATAAACAACCTGCGGGGTGTCTGGATTCTTATACCTGAACCTCGGGGACTTTGAGTTTGAGCACCAGAAAAACTTAGCTGAAACAGCGGTGTAGCCGGGCAAGTCTTGGCTGTCTTTGGCTTGAACCTCGGCTCGTAAGTATTGGCAGTACTGGCAGGTTTTGTTCATGCAGAGTTGTCCTTCGGTTGATTCTTTACTTTGAACATTTCAGCGGAGTTTGGTACCGCTTTTATCAACGACTTCTCAACGTACTGATTTCCGAATACTGAATCATGGTGCTGTCCAACAAACATACTCAATGGCGTTCCTGCTTTGTACGCATTCAGCTTTGCTGGAGTTGAAAGGAAACTGGCTTGCTTGGCTTGACGTTCTGGTGGAAGTGATGCAAACCATGTGCTCTGATCATTCTCCCGAACATCTTAAGTGTTGCGGGAGTTTCTCTATTATAACTTAGGTTGGTTAACATTGTAGTATTTTTCCGCTTCTGTCTGACCTAAGACTTTTTTCAAACTAAGTTCTATGTTTTGTTCGCCGAAAACCGAATCTAAATGCTTGCCATTAAAACTTGATAATGACAAGCCGTCCTGATATGCCCTAAATTTTGCGGGGCTTTTTAAGAATGACGCTTGCATTGCCTGACGTTCTGGGGATTGTGCAGCGAACCACTCTTCTCCAGTAGTAAATTTTTCAAATCGGCGGCGTCCTGGCGTTGAGTCAACTTGCATGAATGGTGGGTATTCATCTCCACCGGGAACGACATAGTATTCAGAACATCGGCATCTGTAATGCCCGTTCACGGTCTCGCCAAGAGGAATCTCAGTTCCATGTTTTGAAAGGCAGGTCAAACAGGTTTTATCGTCAATAGTGCTAATCCACAACTTCTTGGTTATCATACCGCCATTAATTTTTTCCATCGCAAGAGATGACTGGCGATTTGCCGTGAGTTGCAAAGTGCGAGTCAAGTTCTCGGCGGCGGCGTAGGGAATGTTCTGGGCGTATTCAGACACGGCTTGCGCTGTGTATTTTGGTGACCATCCTCCAGCGATGCCCTGCTCCACAATGTCCTTCACACGGGCGCTGTAACCACTCCCCCACCCCTCCATACGTGCTATCCACGCTGGAGAATCTACATAATTCTCAACATAATCGAGTGTGGTGGGGATGGTGAACGGGACTTTGGTCTTGGAGGCGGCTACCTGCAATCTCGCCCAAGCTTTGACTCCGAGCGGGTCGATGCCTTTGGCAATCAGATCCTCACTGACATTCAGGAATACTTTGGCCGTAACCGATGGAATAGCAATTGCCTGAGCAGTTGCCTCGATAGCAGGGGAATTCTCCTTTATCAGAAGTCCTGCTGTGAGCATTACTGTCCCAAAGGCATTGAGAGCGTTTTTCAGCTTTGGGTTGGTAGTTTGTATGGGTTTGTCCTGCTCCGTCAAGCCTTGCGCTTCCTGTTGCAATTTGTTTAACGCTAAAACCATATCGGACGATGGATCTGTGCTCAACGTGTGGATTTTGAGCAACATCGCACCAGCCGAACGTTTGTACGCACGGTCAAGGGCTAAATTCGTAAACTCTTGAATCGTTACTGGTTTCACTGACTATGCATCCAACCAATCCATGAAGGAATTCCAAAGTTTGACATACCATCTATCCTTTTCCCAGAACTGCGGGCAGGTTTCGTTCCATTGAACATGAGCGCCGTATAGTTTGGAGTGGGGATTGTCACAGCAGTCCAAGCGGGCGTTATGGAAGAAGCAATTCTTACAGATTGATTTCATCTCGCACCTTTCATTCTTTTGGCGCTGGAGTACGGGTAGGCAATGACAAACAACCTTCCCTTTGCACCATCGTAACAAGTCTGCATCACCAATCGATTGTAGCCATAATACATGATCGGTCCTAAGTCCACGGAGTTGGTGACTTCACCTGTTTCTATATTCGTAAAATCACTATATATGCTGTACGGATTACTGGCAAGGTAGCGCTGGATCTGAGTGACCTTGTATTTCTGGGAAGTTTCACCATAATACAGGGTAACTACATCGTTTATTTCTAGCTCATCGAAGGTCGAACCTGTACCCTCAACATGGGCTAATATTCCGACTGTGCCATTCTTGGCAAGGCTATACTGCGTCACTGCGTCTTGGACATTTCTCACTTCATAGGGGCGTCCTTGAAGTGTTTGCAGTACCATGAACGAGTAGGTCAGGAACTTTATCAGTGTAGGCATTTCAAGATTGTATAGTGAACTTCCTTACAAATCAAGGCTATGCTGGAGGCTGGTTGTCAGTCGGAGGATTTCCGTCCGCTGGCGGGTTGCCTGTATTCGCTGGAGGATTTGTGTCTCCAGCAGAACCAACAAGGCTTGCCAGTTTATTGGCGGCTGAATTCAAAGCCTTGTCACCTTCTTCTTTGATTTGCGCTTGGCTAAGTCCGAGCAGTCCACCAATGCGTGTCTGGTAGAACGTATCGTCCCAAAGTCCGGGAGCGTCCCTGCGCATCTGGAACAGGGCAACCATTTGAGCGGTGACATCCAGTATCTCAGGCGTCTTCCAAGATACTGCGACTGACTTTATCTCTGGAGGATTGCCAATGGTCGGGTCATAGTCGCCATTGAACGCTTTCTGCACTTTGGCTGTGAGCTTGATTAAGTCTCGAATTGCATCGGTGTTCTGGCGCTGGAATCTTTCACACTTCCCAATCAATCCAATTTCAAGTTGCTTCAATGCCTCACCAGAGACTGCACCTTGGTTGGTGATGCCATAGATGGGGGTCTGAGTTGCTTGACTTAGCTCACGCACAATCTTGTCTATTTGGTTGGTGTATTGGCTTATGTCTGAGCCTGAGAACTGCCCGACTTGGACGGCGTTCAGGTATGCAGTCATCTCAGGTGTTGGATCTGTAACAGGGTTTCCAGACGCATCTTTCAAGAGTAGGTTTATTACTGCGCCCGGGACAATGCCATCCACATCCAGCGGGATTCCTTTTGCCCATAGGATATTGAAGGCGGCGAACTCACTTGCCATGACCATGCTGTGGAGAGTGCGGTTCAGTACATCCTGCAATGGGATTGCAGAGCGTATCTCGCTCTCGCCACTGTCACTGTAATTGTCGTACTTGTTGACGAAGTGAATCACTGGCGCCATGTCCACAGGCCACGGCATGTAGTTCACTGACGTGATGTTAGGGTCTGTGCCTTCCGGGACATCAACCTTGATATTGTATTGTCCAGACTGTTTTATCAAATCGGACAATAAGATTTGGTTGTCTGGAATGAGTTCGTTGCCACCATCCTTGCCACGCCAATAACTTACCTTGTCTTCCTCGTAGACCACGACGCGAATTACTTCCTCGGTTTGGCTTGGTGATGCTTCTGCCCACATCTTGCAAGCCCAATAAGGTGTGCTGGAGTTATTGTAGAACAAGGCGAATACCCCTGAGAAGCCATCATATGCGGCTTCCGAAGTCCATTCCAATGTCTGGGGATCCACGCAGATGAATGAGTCACCATCGCGGACGGCACCACGAAACACTGTGCCTTGCAGGGCGTCCCAACTATTGTATTCCAGTAATGGGGTGAGCCACTTCTTGTCGGAACTGTCTTCACCAAGACTTATCTCGCTGACCCTAAGGCGTCCCGCCATTTTGTCAATGACGATTTGGCAGTAGTTGTCATTGAAGTCGTTCATGCCTGTTTGGTCAGAGCCAAGCCTAAGCATCTTGCGCATCTGGCCGGTGATGCTTGCGCGATGGTCTCCACGCTCATAGTCTCGGTATAAAGATACCTTTGCCCCTTGTTGCTTCACCCAAACACGGTATGAATCCGCAGCGTCCAAGGATAGGGAAAGTGTCGGGTCTGTCAAAATCAAGGCGGATGCTACAAGTCCAGAATTGTCACTCATGGTGTTCTCCAATTAGTAGGGCGGTCTTTTGGCATCGTCAGGATTGACATTGCCTTTGCTTCCTTGCAGGTAGTTACCTTGCGTAGCGTTTTTAATTACAAAACCAGAACCAGCGGCGAGCGCATTATAACACCCGCTCGCCGCGTCCATTTCGTCATCATGGTCTAAATCTGGTTGCCCATGCATGTGATTAAGCCATCGCTCATTCCACGAACCACGTAATAACTTTACATTGCCAGCGAACGCCTGCGCCGACAATGGCTTTGCTCGCATAATCTTATCCCCCTGCGGTGGAACACCTCGAACATCATAACCTTGAAAGTCTGAAACAATGTGATGAGCATCACGCTTTCCACTTGCGCCACCCTCCTGTTCAAACCGAATAGCGCAAGCCTTCCCATCCTGCTTTGCTGTATTCTGCATTGCGGTATCTGTTGAAGCAGGGTCTATTTGGTCATTGGTTGTGTCCAAGATATAAGTAACTTTATTGACAATCTTTGCCTTACATGAGGCAGTAAAGTCGGCGCTTTTCTTTGCCGTTGCCGCCAAGTCCCAAAAGCGAATCTCCTTTCCGCCGACAGGAACGGCGTCCACAATTTCAAACCATGCTTTATTGAACACCTTGCCAGCGGACGGTTTAATCTTCCAATTCCCGCCCCGCTTCCCATCACCCAAAAGCCTTTGACGTTCTATATTATCGAGAGCTTGAAGGTTGGCTAAATATCCGGGGTCTTTGTCAAGAAGGATTTGATTATCGTAAACAGTAGACAAAATAAACGTCACACTCTTTGGAGTGCTGGCTGGATGAGGCGTTTGTAAATCTTCTTTGTTGTCTCCCCAATACGTCTGGTCGTTTTCTCGAACCATCCACCTTACAACGCCGCTTCGTTCTGGAATAGCGTATCCATCTTCACCGATCCACCATGCAAGAAAATCAGCAAGCCAGCCAGGTTCTGGATTTGCGCTTGCTCTAATATATGGGGCTACTCCACACATTGAACGATTGCGAGATAGCATATAAAAGAATTGTGAAGAAGAAAACGATTCGAGTTGGTCAAATTCAATCAAGGGTATTTCAGCCGACTTCCAAGAAAGCTTATCGTCTTCTCTTTGCATGTGACTGAATGTTATCTTTGAGCCTGACTGGAATTCCAAGCGCCTTTCGTTCTCGTTCGGCTTTGCGTCAAGTAGTAGATAGATCTTTTTCGACGCATCCCACAACCCGCCTTCATGGGTTATTTCTGGGATTGTTCGCCGAAATATAACCGCACCGAAATCTTTATTACCTACGTGCCGCAATGGCTCAACAAGCAACGACCAGCTTTTGCCACCACCTGCGCCACCTCCAAAGATTGCAATATCAGCCGAAGTGCTTAGAAACTGCTCTTGTCTTTGCTGTGGGCATATCTCAATTACATCAGGCTGGATTGTTTGTGTCATTTCTTCCATTACTTGGAATATAAATACTCACAACGGGTTTTAGTGACCCGTCACTATTAGATAGATCAACCTCTTCCTTTGGCTTTCCAAAAGTGTAGGCCATTGCAAGTTCAACCTTCCTGACATTGGTACTCGTGGTCATTGCCCGCATCTGTGCCTTTAGGCGGGTGAGAGCCTTTCCCGTAACGTCATCGATTATCGGATTGCCTTTGTCGTCAAGCATGACCTCTGACCAGATCGCTTCCCATTCCTTGCGGAGAGCATCCTTGCCACGAATTTTCCTGCCCAAGCGATTTATCGGATTTGCTTTCTTGCCGCCGAATTGATTTGCAACAGGCGGCTTTCCATAGCCCACTTTTCCCTGCAAATTCCCTGTTTCGTCTGGTTTTTCGTTTATTTCG